AACCACAGATAGTTCAGGAATTATCACTCGAAGAATAGAAGGTAGAGCAACAGTAACACCAAGCGTAACAAGATCATAAGTTATGGCAAATAATTCAACTCAAAGATATCTTGACATAGAAAAATCAAATAGTTTTTTCTCAGGTCTTTCAGGTATGTTAAAAGAACATCAAGTACCTGAAGTAAAACCTTTGACGCAAAACGTTGAGGTTGATATTGATGTTGATATTGAAAAACAAATCGCACAATTACAAGAAGCAAGACTTAATGGCACGTTAGAAAAAAAACAAATTCTACCAGTTGATCCTGATAAACAACTTAAAGAATGGCAATTAGAAAAAGAGTTTTCAAATTTTTTAGATAGTGTAGGTAAAGAAAAAGAAAAAACTGAACGTAATATAAAAGAAGAAGAAAAGAAAATAAGTGCATTAGAAGATTTATTAGGTGATCTAACTAAATTAGGTAAACCAAAAAAGAAGAAAAAACAGTTACTAGTAGAACCAGAAAAAGTCGCACCAGTTAAAGAAGAGGTTAAAAAAGTTTTACTAAAACAACCAGAGAAAGTTGATAGAGCAAAAGATAAAGAAGAGGTAACAGAAAAATATATTAAGTCTTTATCTAAAGAGATTGTTGTAGATGAAAACGCAAGAAAAATAGTTTCCGATAAGTATAGTAATTTAAGTTCAAAGTTTGATTTATCAAAACAACTCATTGAATCAGATCCAGATATCATTAGTAAAGTTGAAGCACAGATCAAAGAGATGAGAATGAACAATGAACTTGAAAAAGATAAGATGACAAGTTTAAGGTCTATTGATACTTTAGAAAAACTAACTAGAGAATTTTTAAACTTCAAACAAATTACAAGTATGCAAATGCAAACTATCGGTGGCGGTGGTGGTGTTCAATTACTTGATATGGATGATGTCAATGTATCAACAAAGTCTGACGGTTTTATTTTAAAATATAATGCTTCAACTGAAAGAATGGACTTTGTTAGTGCTGATAGTGGTCTTATCACAGGTCTTACAGCAGATGGTAGTAATAATATAACTATCGCAGGTAACTTAACTGTACAAGGTTCTACAACCACAGTTGACTCAACAACGATTGAGATACAAAATTCATTTAAGTTTGAAGGCGCAACTGCTGATGGTTTTGAAACAGATTTAACAACGGTAGATCCTACAGCAGATAGAACTATCAGATTACCTAACGCAAGTGGTACAATAGTTTTACAAGACTCTACTGATACACTAACAAATAAAAGTATTGATTCTGATAATAATACAATTACAAATATTGTCAATGCTGATATCAAAGCAGGTGCTGCTATTGCATTTAGTAAAATGGCAGACTTAACTGCTTCAAGAGCATTAGTTTCTGATAGTAATGGTGATGTATCTATAAGTGATGTTACGTCAACTGAAATAGGTCATCTTGATGGCGTATCTAGTAATGTTCAAACACAACTAGACACAAAAGCAACCAATGCTTTTGCAATCGCACAGGCTGTCGCATTAGGATAATACTAAATAGTAATACAAGGAAACAATAATTATGGCAATCCCAAATACTAGATCATCATTGAAAGAGTATTGTTTGAGGTCTCTTGGTAAACCAGTCATAGATATTAACGTTGATGAGGACCAAGTTGAAGATAGAATAGACGAAGCGCTACAATATTTTGCTCAATATCACACTGACGGTGTTGAGAGAATGTATCTCAAATATAAAGTTACTGCTGATGATGTTACAAGATTAACAAAAAAGAAAAGTTTTAATGCTGATGAAAAAGGCACAGTTGCAGAAAATATAGAATTAGAGGAAGGCACTAATACACTAGAAGAAGGTGCTGGTGATCTAATTCAAGAAACTGGCTCTGCTTTACTTACTGAAGATTCAAGTTTAGTGAGAACAGTTTATGAAGAAACACAAAACTATTTAATCGTTCCTGATTCTGTTATCAGCGTCATAAATATTTTTCCACTATCTGATAGAGCAAATTTAAATATATTTGATGTCAGATATCAGTTAAGATTAAATGATCTTTATGATTTTTCATCAACTAGTATCGTTCACTACGAAATGACAATGAGGCATTTAGACTTTCTTGATCATATATTAGTAGGAGAAAAACCATTAAGATTTAATCAGTTATCAAATAGATTGTATATTGACATGGATTGGGCTGAAGATATAAGTCCTGATGAATACTTAATTATAGAGTGTTATCGTAAACTAGATCCTAGTTCACATAGTAATATATTTGATGACTTATATTTAAAAAGATATACAACAGCACTAATCAAAAGACAATGGGGGCAAAACCTTTCTAAGTTTTCTGGCACAGCGATGTTAGGTGGAGTTACACTTAACGGTCCTGAATTATTTTCAACAGCAATTGCTGAACAGCAACAATTAGAAAATGAGATAAGAACAAATTACGAAGAGCCTCCACACATAATGCAAGGATAATTAAATGCCAACTAATGTCTATTTTGACACAGGCACAACATCTGAGCAAAGATTATACGAAGATTTAATAATCGAACAGCTTAAGATATATGGCCAAGATGTCTATTATTTACCTAGAAAGATTGCCAACAAAGATACTATCTTTGGTGAAGATCCTGCTTCGTCTTTTGATGACTCATATATTATTGAAATGTATGTTGACAACGTTGATGGTTATATGGGTGAACAAGAGATTATTAAAAAGTTTGGTTTAGAACTAAGAGATGATATTGTATTTACTTTATCTAAACTAAGATGGGAAACACTAATTAAAAATAATAGTGATTTAACTGCTGAGAGACCACAAGAAGGTGACTTAGTTTATTTCCCAACTACAAATGCATTTTTTGAAATACAATTTGTTGAACACGAACAACCATTCTATCAACAAAGTAATTTGCCTACTTACAAATTATCTTGCACTAGATTTGAGTATAGTTCAGAAAAACTTGATACTGGTATTTCTACAATTGATAGTGTTGAAGATAGTTTATCAACTGACACAATGAATTTCCAGTTTACTCTAGAGGCAGAAACAGGATCAATTGTATTAGAAAGTAGTATCGGTGCAATAGATTATATGATTAACGAGGACTTTACAATGGCAACTCAACAACCTACTGACCAAGGTCAGGCATTTGAAACAGAAGCAGGTACAAATACTGCGGCTACGACAGACGATATATTAGACTTTAGCGAAAGAAACCCATTTGGTGAGGTTGACGAATACTAATGTTTGGTGAACATTTTTATCATAAAAAAATTCGTAATACTGTTATTGCGTTTGGTACAATATTCAATAATGTGAATATTAAGAGATTAGATTCTAGCGGGAATCCACTACAAAATATAAAAGTACCTTTATCTTATTCACCTAAGGAAAAGTTTCTTGCAAGATTAGACGCACAGCAAGACTTAACAGGCGATGATTCTAAAGTGGCAATCACTCTACCTCGAATGTCATTTGAAATTACAGGATATTCATATGACGCTACTAGAAAATTAAATAAGAATCAAAAGATAACAAAAGTTACAACAAACGCTGATACAACTAAAATGAATAATCAGTATATGCCTGTGCCATATAATGTAAATTTTTCTTTGAATGTTTATACTGCAAATTCAGATGATGGTTTACAAATCATAGAACAAATATTACCTTATTTTCAACCTGATTATACTGTTACTATGATTGAAGATAGAACTATGGACACAAAAAGAGATATACCGTTTATTTTAAATAGTGTGGATTATGAAGATAGTTATACTGGTTCACTAACAAGTATGAGAAGAATAATTTACACTTTATCTTTTACAGCAAAAGTATATTTGTATGGACCTATATCTACATCTGCTATAATTAAAAAAGTATCTGCTGATTTATATTCTGATACAGGAAGTAATTCACCAAGAGTTGAAAGAGTTACAGTACAACCAAATCCTACATCA